TCGAACTGGGCCGGGCCGAGGGCGCTATCCGGACGGAGATTGAATGCCGCCGGGTCGCCGCTTTCGGCGGTGCCGCCGAGGCTGGAAAGCAACGCGATTTTGCCCTGGCGGCGGCGGACAAGGCCGCTACACAGTCGGCAGAGTATTTCGGGCTGGCAATGGCAAAGATGAAAGAGTGCGGCGCTGATGATCTGGCCCGCAAAGCGCAGGCGATTGCCGATCAGGTGGATGTCTGCCGGGCCGCGCCGAAACCCGGCGGGCCGAGGCGCGGCGACAACTTCCGCGGCCTTGGCGTAATCGACGGCGGCAAGCCGCCCCGTAACGATGGCCCGGGAGACGCGGCATGACCCGGCCCCGCACTTTCCGCGAGCGCCAGCGCCGCACCCTCACCGTTCTGATCGTGGTCTGCATCCTCGCCCTCGCCGCCCTGATTGGCCGCGCGGCTGGCCTGTTTTCAGAGGACACGCACTCACACTCACTTTACATCGAAAGGTCTGAATAATGACTAACCCAACTCACCTTGCGCTATTGAAGGCAGTAGGCGCCTTTCTTCACCATGAAAACCTCGCTGGCAGAACACCTTCATGGGGCGATGCGCTAGAGCATCTAGACAACTCGTATGCCGATTGCATGTCGACACTTAAGTTTCCAATTCCAGACAATCCTGATCGCGTCTCTCTGGGCAGTGACTTTCAGCGAGGGCAATTAGTCCGCCCGTTTTTCGGGCTATCCGAAACCAGCCAAGGGCTTGTCGCCGCTATTCTTCGTGACTTTGCGGCAGCGTTTCTAAACGATGAAAACAAATGGGGCGATCTGTTGGTGCTTGTCGAACGCGGTGCCGTATCGCTGTCACTCAGCGAAGACGCCAAAACGTGCTCCCTCAAATCCAACATTCCAGGAATCCCGTTTAACCACAAGATCAAGCTGGCAACATTGCACTAACCTGAAAGGTCTGAATAATGAACACGCAAGCTGAAATTATTGACGCCGGGGGCCGCGAACTGGCCGCACACCGGGAAACCGCTTCCGGTGGCGCGCTGACGCCGATGGAGATGTTGAGCCGGGCCGTCGAGGCCGGGGCGCAACTGGAAACCATCGAAAGGCTGATGGCCCTGCAGGAACGCTATGAAGACGGACAGGCGCGCAAGGCGTTCAACGAGGCTTTCGCGGCCTTCAAGCCGGAAGTCATCCGCGTGTCCCGCAACAAGAAGGTCACAGACGGGCCTTTGAAAGGCAAGTCTTATGCAGAGCTGACATCCTTTGTCGAAGCCGCCACCCCTGCGCTCTCGAAGCACGGACTCAGTGCATCGTGGGATATTACCAAGGATGACAAGGACTGGATCGAGGTCACTTGCATCATCGAGCACGAGCTGGGCGGCAGCAAGCGGGTTTCGCTTGGCGGCCCCCCTGATAGCGGTGGCGCAAAGAACGCGCTGCAGGCCCGGATCAGCACCGTCACCTATCTTGAACGGGCGACGTTCAAGGCCGCCTGTGGTTTGGCCGAGCGCGGCGACGATGATGACGGGCAGGCCGCCGGTCAGGAGACACCGATCAGCGATGAACAATTCGCGGAGCTGCGGGATCTGATTGACGAAACCGGGGCGGACGTTCGCAGGGCTTGCGCGCATCTCAATATCAACGCGCTGGCAGAACTGCCGGTGTCCCGCTTTGAGGCCGCGAAAAAGTCGCTTCTCGCAAAGAAAGCGATGGCCGCCGCCAATACGGAAGGCGGTGAGGCATGACCGGCCCCGTGATCCACGACTGCGCGCAGGGAAGCCCTGAATGGTTTGCCGCGCGCATTGGCCTGCCTACAACCAGCGCCTTCAAGGATATTCTGGCGAAGGGTCAGGGCAAGACGCGGCGGACCTACATGCTGAAACTGGCCGGTGAGATTGTAACCGGTCAGCCTGCGGAATCCTACTCCAATGCGGCAATGGATCGCGGCCATGTAATGGAACCGGAGGCCAGAAGCTATTACGAGTTTCTGACCGATGCCGAAGTCCGTCAAGTTGGCTTTGTCACGAACGGGCCGAAGGGGTGCTCCCCTGATGGGCTGATTGGGGAGTCCGGCATGTATGAGGCCAAGTCAAAAGCGCCTCACATCCTGATAGAGGCCCTGCTGAAAGACGAGTTTCTGCCGGAGCACAAGGCGCAGTGCCAGGGCGCACTTTGGGTTTGCGAACGCGAATGGATTGACCTGCATTGCCACTGGCCGGGGGTGCCGCCGTTCATCAAACGGGCGGGCCGGGACGAGAAATATATCGCAGGGTTGGCGGCGGCCGTGTCAGCGTTTAATGACGAACTAGCCGAAACCGTCGCCAAAGTCCGCGCGCTTGGCGGGCAGGAGATGGCCGCATGACCCGCCCGGTCAACGCCAAATGGAACGGACACGCCTTTGAACCGCACGGGGATTACCACCTGCGGATCGCGGCGGCGGATTACGAGGACGGGCGCATCTACCGGATAGCCCCCGTCGAGGACCGGTCGTACAAATCGCACAATCACTATTTCGCCTGTGTATCAGAGGCGTGGAAGAATCTGCCAGAGGAATACGCGATGGAGCCATGGGCGCAGTCCCCGGAACACCTGCGGAAATATGCCTTGATCCGCACTGGCTTCTGTTCCTGCATTGAAACCGCGCTGGCAACACAATCAGACGCGGCCGCCGTCGCCAATGTGCTTCGCGTCAGCGATCCTTACTGTGTCGCTGTTGCGGAGCAGAATGCGGTGCGCTTCTACCGCGCCAAATCCCAGCGTATGCGGGCGATGGAGAAAGAAGAATTTCAGCAGTCGAAAGACGCGGTTCTGGATTTCCTCTCGAAACTGATCGGCACTGATACCACAACCTTGCAGCAACAGGCGGGGCAGGCGGCATGACCCAACACCCTATTCCAGACTCTGCACTTGAGGCTGACATCGCGATCCTCGGTAAAAAGGGCCGCGGCAAAACCTACACGGCAAAGGGGCTTGTTGAGCGCCTGTTGACCGCCGGACGGCGGGTCTGTGTCATGGACCCGCTATCCACATGGTGGGGGCTAAAATCAAGCGCGGATGGTGAAAGCGAGGGTTTTCCGGTCGCGGTATTCGGTGGCGACCACCCTGATATGCCCCTGACCGAGGCAATGGCCCGGCCACTGGCGCGGCTTGTCGCAGAAAACAATATGCCATGCATTCTTGACATGGGGACCTTGCGCAAGTCTGAGCTGGCCCGGTTTTCGATTGACTTTCTTGACGAGCTTTATGCCCGGAACCGCGACCCGCTCACTCTGGTTTTAGAGGAGGCGGACGTTTTTGCCCCGCAGAATCCGGCAAAAGACGGCTTCGGCGCTCAGTTGCTGGGCGAGGTGGACCGGATCGCCAGACGTGGCCGGGCCTATGGCTTTCGGCTGATGACGCTGACACAGCGGCCTGCTAGGCTACATAAGGACGTGCTGACGCAGCTGTCAACGCTGATCGCGCTGGGCGTCAGCGCGCCTCAAGATCGCGAAGCGATTAAGGCGTGGGTTGAGGGCAATGCCGACCGGGACGTTGCCAAAGAGGTGTTCGCCACGCTCGCAAGTCTCGGCGTCGGTGAGGGGTGGGTTTGGGCTCCTGATCTCGATATTTTGGAGCGTGTCCGGTTCCCGCGTATAACGACGCTGGATACGTCAGCGACGCCCAAGGCGGGAGAGAACCGGATTGAACCGAAGTCGCTGGCCCAGGTCGATCTCTCAGCCGTCAAAGATGCGCTTGCGGTCGATCCGGTGCCTGAACAGCCGCCAAAGAAGCGCGACCTACCAAGCGCGGAAATTGTAAGGCAAGCGCAGGATGATGGTTACGCGGCGGGGTTTCAGGACGGCCTCGAACAGGGGCGGCAATCCGGTTTTGTTGAAGCTCAGGAAAGGGCCCGTGAGCGGCTCAGCGAGCTGTGCGCTGAATTCCTGAAATGGTCCGCGACTTCTGACCAAAAGGTGAGACCAGAGATCAAGATGCCGCCCGCCGGAAATCCTCCGCGCAAGGCCAAACCCGCAAAGCGGTCACAGTCTTTGTCTGCTGAGAGTGTGATTTCAACCGCCGCTGCTCGCTGGCTCGAAGGCATCCGGGATGCCCGCCCGCTTGTTTTGAGCTGGCCGACAATTGGCACCCTGATCGGCAAGAAGGCCAGAGGCGGTTCGTTCAATGCGGTCCGCCGCACGCTTGTCGATGGCGGGTATGTGGTTGAAGCGTCCGGTGTGGAGATCACCCAGCTTGGGCTTGATACTATCGGCAATACCGACACTGACAACAGGAGCAATCTCGAAAAGATCGAGTCTGCACTCCCCACGGTTCCGGCAGAGATTCTCAACACACTCATAGGGTTTGGCGGAACGGCATCTATCGAACAACTCGGAGAGGCTATGCGGCGAGCTACGCATGGCGGCTCATGGAACAGCGCGATGAAAATTCTCCGCGAAGGCAATGTCATTGAGGGCCGGGACCCGGTATCTGCTCAAGACTGGGTCTTGGCATGACCCAATCCCTTGACAAGATCATAGAGCGGGCCGAGCGGCTTATGGATGAAGCCGAGGAGCGGGGCGATGAAGACGCGGTGCTGCGCCACATGCAGATATCATTGCAGGCCCGGCAGATGCGCGACAAGCAAAAGAAACCACAGAGGAGACGGGGATGACCGCAATAGAATGGACGCACCCGCCCGGCTTCCGGGGCGAAAGCTGGAACCCCTTTGTCGGCTGTTCCATCGTCTCGAAAGGCTGCACCAACTGCTATGCCATGAAGATGGCCAGCCGGATTATTGCGATGCAGGGCGAAGCATCGCACTATGCCGAAACTGTCAAAACGGTGAAGGGCAAGCCGGTCTGGACCGGGGCGATCCGCGAGGCATCGGAGAAGGTCTGGACCGCACCGCTGCGAGCCAGAGAGCCGCGCTGCTATTTCGTGAACAGCATGGGGGATGTCTTCCACGAGGACGTGCCGGACGCATGGATCGACCGGCTGTTTGCCGTCGCCGCGCTGTCGCCGAAACACCGCTTCCTGATCCTGACCAAGCGCCCGGAGCGGATGCGGGAATACATAAACGGCATCCAGATGGACGTGCCGGCTCTTGGCCGAATGCCGCTTGAGCGCGTCCACATGAAGGCTGCCAGCCACATTGAGGGCGACGGCGGCTTTATGGACGTGCTGAAAGCGCGCGGCAACGTCTACAGTCTTTATCTCGACACACCATGGCCCCTCCCGAATGTCTGGCTGGGCGTCAGCGTCGAGGATCAGGCCAGCGCCGATGAGCGCATCCCCCACCTGCTGGCCACGCCCGCCGCGATCCGATTTATCAGCGCCGAGCCATTGCTTGAACCCATCTGGCCTTGGTATCTCGGCATCAGTAAGGCCGCCGGTCCCGCGGCAAATAACGCCGGTATCGACTGGGTGATTGTGGGCGGAGAGTCTGGCCCTGGTGCGCGGGTGTGGCCGGGCTTTGAAGACGCCTGCCGAAGCCTGCGCGACCAGTGCGCCGCCGCACAGGTGCCGTTTTTCATGAAGCAGATGGCGGGTGCCAAGAAATCGGCTATGCCGCCGATACCGAATGATCTTGCTATACGCCAATGGCCGGAGCAAAGCCAATGACCCGCCCTGTCCGCATACGCCTGTCCCGCGCCAAGGGGTTTAACCTGCAAGCCGAGAGCGAGGCCATCAACGGCCTGCCAGCCGTCAGCGTGGCACGAGGGCCGGGCCGGAAATGGGGGAATCCCTGGCCTGTCGGAAAAGAGGGGCCATTCGGTCGCGCTGGAGATGCTGAGGCTGCGGTTTACTTTTTCCGCGAAATGTTCAGCGACCCCGAACTTGCAGAAGCGGCTGGCTATCCGTCAGTGGCCGAAATTCGCGCCGAACTGAGAGGCAAGAATCTGGCCTGCTTTTGCCCGCTCGACGCCCCTTGCCACGCCGATGTCTTGCTCGAACTCGCCAACCCGGACGAGGGGGAGCGGTCATAGCCACGCGGCCAGTATCGAATAGCTACCGGCACCCCCGGATGATGGGCTCCAGCACAGCCAGCCTGGCATCGCGCTGATCGCGTCCGGCTTGCACGAGGGCATAGGCCAGCGCGGGATCGTCCCTGGCGGCCAGCAGTGCCTCCCGGCTGTCAACGTATTCCGGCGGCTCTGACAGGCCGTCAGGGACGCACGGGACCGCGACAGGTACCCGAACCTCGATTGTCCGGACAACGGGCTCTGGCGGGGATGTGGTGGCGCAGGCGGGCAGGGCCAGCGCGAGGGCGGGCAGTATCCATTTCATTGCGCTTCCCCCTCCAGCTCCGCCATGAAGGCGCTGTGAACGTCCTGCACCCGCTCGCACACCGTATCCCCGGTAATCGGGCGGGCGATGATGCGTTCGGCCCGCGCCAGAGCATCAGCCACTTCCTGCCGTGCCGCCTCGGCTTCACGCTCGGCGGCGGCAATCCGGGCTGCGCTGTCGGCTTCGAGCGCGGTAACGGCCTCGTTCTGATCGGCCAGCGAACGGGACAGGTCCGCCACATCGGCGCGGCACGTGGTCAGCCGGGCGATATAGCCTGTTCCGGGGTCCATGACCTGGGCTTTCCATTCATCGCGACTGTCTGTGACCATGCCCAGCCGGACGGTTTGAACGCCGAGCGGAACGGACATAAGCAGCACCGCGCCGATGGCGGTCCATGCGGGGAGCGGAAGGCGGGAGGCGATGGCGGCAAGGCCGATCATGGCACAATCCCTTGCAAGGTCGGTCCGCGCGGGCCTTCATGTTGCGTCAACGTCTGGCCGCGAAGCCGGGGATCAAAGCTGATATGCGTGATGTTCCGGCCCTTCTCGTAAATCACCTGGTCAAAGGCAATGTCACTTTCGGCGATGGCCGCGGCCACAGCGTAGCTCCGCACGCCCGCAATCGAGATGTCCGCCGCATAGCCCAGCGCGTGGGCGGAGTTGGGGACACCGCCAGCCGCGCGGTTGACCTGCGGATTGCGATAGCCGGACGTGACTGTGACCGGCTTGCCGCCGAACAGCGCCCGCACCATTTCCAGCCCCAGCGCCGTGACCTTCAAATTGGCGAGATGATCAGGGCCGGGCGTA